CCTTGGGCCACGCCTTTTGCCTTGAGCGCGAGCATGTGCTTTGTAATGAGGGTGTGTAAGGATACCACACGGGTCTTCGTCAATGAGCACTCTTTCAGCTTCTGCCGAATCAAAGTCTCCCATTCCAAGGCTTCCCGCTTGGTCGCCTTCCTTTTCTCTTTGCGGCGTCCGTCCGGCAACATGACCCGGCCAAACCATTCCATTCTTCCCGTCTTCCGGTTCTTGCGTTTGATTGGCACGCAAACCTCCCGTACTGGTGGGTCTTAACGCTTCCACTATGCATTTTTCACAGAACCGCCACCGGCCCCCGATTTTGACTCCACCGAGGGCGGCTGCGTTGTTGTAAACCCATTCCGGTGAGGTCCGCAATGCGCTGGCTACGTCTTTCGCTGAGTGAAGTTGTCCCAGTTCGGACTCTATGGCGGCTCTAAGACTCATAGAAAATTCCTTGTCCAGGCCCCCGGTGAGAGGGGCCGGGTGGTCGTTGTTCTACGCGGCGTCAATCAGGTTGAAACAGTCTGAATTTTACCGAGGAGCAGGCTCAAGACCGCCGCCACACCATTGACCTGGTGGAAATACCTGGGGTTGCGACGGTGGGCTTACTCATAGCTCACCTCCGCTTCCGCGAGTTCCTTGAAACGCTGAGAGAGCATGAGAAGTGGATGCTCCAGACCGGGGTCCCCATCGGTATTGATGATAAGGTCCGCCTGGGCGTAGATGGAGGCAGCGAGTACCCGAAGCTCCTGAAAGAGCTCAATGGGCGTCATCGCCTTGCCAGTGGTGGGGGTGGTGGGGTAGGTGTGTGTTGCCATCATGAAAACCTCCGCGTTTTCGTATTTTGGCTGGGCCGGGGGGAGTTTGGACGACCACCCCGGCCCGTTCATTTATCGTCTGCCGAGCGCACTACGCGGACGGCTTGACTTCTTTCTGCCTGGTCAACTCATCTCCGCCGGGCATGGGGTTCCATCCTTCAATCAATCTGATTTCATTCGGGGTCAAAATGCCGTTGCGAACGGCTATCTCATGTCCCTGCCAACGTGCGCCATGATCGCCACGCAGGAAGCCGGACAGGTCAAATTCAAGTTGATAGGCTCCACGGTCGGACGCGGACAAGACGGAACGGGCAATCTCGGCCTCAAACTTCCGGCACCACGGCCCGATGGTGTAGCTGGCAAACCACTTGCCCGCCGTCTCGGAGTTCGTGAAGCTGGAGTGATCCCATATGCCGACAAGCGGCGGCGGGACCTGGAAGATACGGGCAAGTTCCTCGGTGGTGAAACGTCGGCTTGCCAGGAGCTCCGCATCCTCGGGAGAGACGGAGATTTGCTTCCAGTGGAGCCCTTGGTCCAGGAGCATGACCTTCCGGGCATTTTGAGCTCCGGTGTATGCGTCATCAAACTGTTGCCTGAGACGCTGGAATCCCTCGGAGCTAATCTTCGCATCCGACTCAAGCGCCCCGCTCGGGTTGGCGCCATTGCGGTACATGCTTTCGGAAAACTCCTGGACGCTCAACCCGGCGCGGATCACGGACCCGGCCCGCTGGATTCTGGACTTGCCGAGAATGGTGTCATCGGTGCGGTCCCGAAGGTGCATGACTTCGCCCTCCAGGAGACGGCGCATCTTGCCGGTGCCGCCGTAGACGCTCTGTATCTCGGTCACGTCGTACACGAGCCGCCCGGTGGGGAGCATCTGGACACTTACCCATTCCCAAGGAATAGGCTTCAAGGCCACGATCCGGCCCGCCCGGTCGGTGATGATCTCGGCCAGGGCGTTGCCGCGCAGCAAGACGGACGCCTCCATGAACTCCACGAAGTCGGGCCACGTCTGCTTGTCGTTCGGTCCGTTCGCAATGAGGGCCGAAAGAGGGTGTTCAGGAGCCGCCAGACGCGTTTTCCCGTCCAAACGGTACACGGTGGCCGGAAGGCTGGCCATAGCCGTACTGATAGCCTGGACGCATGCCAGGACGGTACTCAGGTTCTCAGCAATGCGGCTGTTCACAAGGTGGCCGGTGCCGGTGTTGAGGCCGGACAGGGCTTCCCATGACGGGCAGGTGTCGCGCTCTTCTTTTGCCGGGGTAAAAATTCGCTTGAAGATGTTCATTACACAGTCTCCAGGTATCGCATTGCGCGGGACAGGCGCGGGGGCGTCTTCGCCCTGGCCATGACGGAAGTACCCGAGTAGGCGGGCCATGCCGATACAACGGAAATTTCGTGCAGGACCACGGAGCGAAGTTCCCGGCGTCTGCCCTGCCAGCGTTCGCCGTCTTTCCCCACGGTGAAGCCGAAGCTCATGCCCCCGAGGTCGCCACGCTCGGCCAGGGCCAGCACGTCACGTCCGAGAGAAGTGTCAGGGAGTTCGATTTCAAAGGCCAATCCGTTGCCGTCTTCGGAGAGACGGAGTGAACGGCTCCGGGTGCGTCCGAGGACCTTGGAGGGGTCATGGTCCACCAGGGCAAGAATATCCCTATCGGCTAAGTTGCCCTTGAAGGCCCCCGGCATGATGATCTCGGTAAAGTCGGCAATACGGGCTTCGGTCCCGAAGGTTGCGGCATAGCCTTCCAACTTCCGCCCCTTGGCTCGTACTTCCGTCACGAATCTGCGTTCAATGTCCATCGTCAATCCTGTTGGCTGCTCATCAGGCCAAGGCCGCCACGCCCTGGCGACGGGACCGGACCAGGAGGTACAAAATCCGGTCCCCGTTTCGCATTACGCAGCGATTCCCACGTTCTGGGAGGCCGCGAAGGATTCTGCATGTCGGACGGCCACGTCGCAAGTCAGCATGCCGCGAACCTGGACATTGCCCTTGGAGTAGGCGGTCGTCTCGAACGGGTTGACCAGGATCTCGAACGCGCTCCAGTAACCGAGGATCAGGTCTTCCCATGCCCCGAAAATCAGGGTGCCGGATTCGGGGCTGGAGATGGTCGGGCCGAGGGTGGTCCGCGCCACAGTGTAGCCAGCGAGGTTGTCGCGCTCGGGCATGATGTAGCCGAGTTCCGGGTTGTCGGCGTCCTTGAGAGTGCGACGGAGCGCCCGCAGCACAGCAGGATGGCCGAGGAAGGCGTTGCCTTCGACATTGGCGTCTTCGACCAGGCCGATCAGTTCCAGAAGGTTCGACCAGGAAGGCGTTGCCATGGTGTGATCGACGGTAGAGGCGGACTGGAGAATACCGTCCGGCTCATTGGAGCCGCCGCCGTTGATGGCAACGGAATCCACGGCTTCGGCCAGGACCTTGGCGAAGTCATCCCGAATCAGGGATTCAATGTCGGGAGAGGATTGCAGGAGCATATTCCGGGAAAACTCGGTCAGGCACCCGGCATGCTTGGGGGTCATGCTGACCTTGGTAAACTGCATGTCGGACGCTCCGAGAGCCGCGTTCTCCGCAACCCATCCGGCGGTTGCGCTGGCCTTCAGCTTGGGAATGTCCACATTACCCTGGAGCCCGTTCAGGACCCGAGCGCCGAGGCTGTTCACCTTCAGGGCCGCACGGAGGCGGTCAATGAAAAGGTTGCCCATATAGTCCGTGGCGATTATGTTCGACCCTGGACCGGCGGCGGGGGCGGTGGAAGTAAGTACTCGCTTCTCGAACACCTGCATCGGCACCATGATCCCGCGCGCCCGGACGCCCATCCTTTGCGCGAGTTCCTTGGAAAGTTCCCGTTCCCGTCCGCCGTCCACATTCAGGTCAGGGACCTGGGAGGCAATGGCGCGGGTGAGAGAAAACTTGCGGAGCTCATCGTCCAGGCGTTCATCCCCGGTTCCGGTGAGCGGCTGTCCCTGCATCCTGCGCTCGGCTTCATCCAGAAGGTTCTGGCGTTCAATGCTCTTCTCGGTGGTTTCGAGTTCCCCTTTCAGGGTGTCGAACCGCTGGGACTGCTCCACGGTCATGTCGCCCCCTTCCCCGGTGGGGGAATCAGCGAGCTTGCGCATCTCGGCCACAATTCGGCCTCGCTGCTCCAAAAGGTCTTTCATCTTCATCTGTCAAACTCCTTCGCCTTCCGGCGGTTGATTTCGGTTCCGTGGCGTTGAGGCCCTTTCCTCTGCGGGTGAGCTTTCCTGGCCTTTTCGAGGACCTCTTGCTGCTCTTGGGCGCGCCACGTCGCCCTCAATTCAGACGGCCAGAGAAATTTATTTGTCTCGTGTTCCGCGCTTGCCGGAACGAAGGTCGTCCATGATCTTTTTTTGTTTGCGGGAGGCTTCGGGATAATCAGGATCACTCTCAAGCGCATGCAATTCGGCCTCCAGTTCGGCCTTCTTGGCTTCGAGGTTTTCGAGTGTTTTCCTTTTTACGAAGGCCAAAGAAAGCCCATCATCATCATGGACCATCCATCCTCCGCTTTCACCAGCGTTGATTAAGCATGTTTCCAGAATTGAATTGAATCGCTTCACATAGTCATCGTCGGTGACAAACCGGGCAGAATCGATAAAATCAACAAGCCCCTCCACAATATCGCCAAGCGGCTTGCCGTGCTTTTTTGCCAAGTCCTTGAGCGCATTCATTACAGAGGGCTCGATTCGTAATGTGGTGATTTTTTTAGCCATGGTGACTTTCTCCCGTTCATTTTTTCATAAAGTAATACTATTAATGTAATACGTCAAGAAAAAAATACGTATTACATTGCCAAAAATATTGACCGCTCGAAGTCGATCTCAACCGGCTTCGGTTCCCTGGAATGAAGTCCGATTGCCATACACATGGAGACCATGCCGTCAACGCGGGTGAAGCTCTTGTCCTTTGAGATTTTCCGAGCACCCGCCGGGTCTACCTGAATGACGGTATTCGCGCAGTTCCAAGTCAGGACAGGATTGCCGCCATGCTTGAGGTCACAGTTCAGGATTGCCGTCTCCATGGCGTCAACGGCTGGTCCCATATCGCGGAAGCCCTGGCCCCAAGGGTGAAGCGGGAGGTCTATGCCCTCATCGGAGAGAATCTTCTTCAGGTCCTCAATCCTCCACCTGTCGTATGCGATGCCCTGAATGTCGTATTCTGCCGCGAGTTCGGCCAGCTTGAAGGCAACGGCCAGTTTGTCAATGGTTCGACCTGGGAAGGTTTCGAGGAATCCTTGCCGCTGCCATGCCGTATAAGGCACTCGGTCCTTTGCTTCCTTCTCCAGCATGTCGTCACCGGGGACCCAGAAGAAAGGAAGGATCGCCCCGCCGTCTTCCGGGAAGTAGAGCACAAAGGCGGTCAGGTCGCGGGTACTGGACAGGTCCAGGCCACCCCAGCACGGACGCCCCTTGAGCTTGGCAAGGTCCACGCTTGCCCCGCATGCGTCCCAATCCTCGGACGATATGAAGCGCTGTTCGGCGTCAACGGCCTGGTTCAAGTACAGGTTGCGGAATGATGCTTCCTTGGCCGGGATACGCATTGCCTGGGCCGCGAAATTCCGCATTTCCTCCAGGGAGCGGAAGTCTCCGAGAGCCGGGTTGCAATCGTACCAGACTTTTTCGTCCCACGGATCGGCGTCCGGTTCGGCCTCGTAGATGGTCGCGTGAAAGCTCGGGTCATTGACAACCCCGCCATTCACTTGGCGGCCATACTCGGTCAATTCCGAAAGGACGTGGTTCGGGTCGGAGCTCTGCGTTGAAATGACCACCATAA